GTTTCTTTTTTTCTTCACAAGCAAAGTAATAAAACGCCACTTGAGCAATATGTTCATTCCATCCGATGTAACCTTCATCTAGTTTAGGTAAAGAATAATTTGAAGTACCATCTTTTCTTGCTCTATTTTTCTTTCTATGTTTTGTTTTCATTTCAACAAAATTATGTTCATCTTCAAAATCTATTCTGCCAATCGTAGGTAACACGCAGCCATCTAAAGTTAATGAAACATATCTTTCACACTCAATAGGGGAGGTTAAATTAATTTCTCTTATGCCTTTTTTTAATGTTTCAAATGATATTGCTAAACCTAATCTAGCTTGATCGTGTTGAGCTTTATCCGCTTCATCCGCTGGCTCATACGCATTAAATTTTTCTAAAATTTTATCAAAGATTTTTCTTTGGGGTAGGATCTCTGTTTTAACTAAACCTTTACCAACTTTAGTTTCCCATAAGTATTTGCCAAATTTTAAAATACCCATATCGCCAAGGCATACGCCAGTAAACATTTTAGAATTGATTGGAAGTTTTCTTCTTTGCTCTTGCGTGAGATATAAATATTTATAACCCCACATACAATCCATAGAATTTAATTGAGAAGGCGACCAATGATTAAGTTTATAAAGTTTAACCCACTCTGGTAAATCTTTAATGCTATCTAAAAAATCGTCTTTTAATACTGGTTCCATAATACAAATTAAATACTTTATTGGAACGATTGGTAAACACAGAAATCCTTATTGGCAAGTTTAAAAACCAGTTAGGTAAAATCGGAGGTTGTGTTGGTTGTGGATAATTATTTGAAGGGATTTATTTTATTAGAAGGTACTGTGCCAGGCTTATATTTATTATAACTTTCAAAAAAAGTCATTTTTCTTGGAGCTGCAATTTTAATGTCTCTAGGATCTACATTGGTAGCCATACTAGACATTGGTTTTTTAGTTTCTGGATGTAATAAATTTAATCTAAATGTTGGTTGTGATTTATCTATTTCAATTAAACAAATAATATCACGGCAACCTTTTTTTCTACCCTTTTCAGTTGGCTGAACATAGCAAGTGCTGTTAATAGCATCCTCACTAAAACCATTATAATCATAATCTGTAGTTCCACCTCTTTCAAATAAATGTATTTCGTTATGAGCTTCTCTGCCTGGTGCATAAAATTGAATAGCTTTTGTTTGTGGTGTGTAAAAACCACCAGGTATAATAATTTCTCTATAGTTTTTTTTATGTAATCTTCTAACTACGTAATCTTCTGCGTAACCATGTAATTCCAACACATCAATTTTTTTAGCGGGAAATAATATATCAGCTGGATCACATTGAATAATTTTAGCGATTTCCATTGCTTGCTCAACACTAACTTTTCTTTCGCCTTTAAGCCATCTGTGAGTAGTAACGGGAGAAACTTTTAATTTGTAGGCTAGCTCTTGGCTATCCATACTAACTTCTTCCATCTTTTGTTTTAAGAACATATCAGTATCATTACCCTTTAAATTTTGATTTGAAATATCTACAACCTTTACCATGGTGGCAATGAAACACAACAAGTCGGTTATGTCAATAGTGTAACAGGCAAAAATTACAGTAAATTGCAACTCTGGTTATATGTTGACAACTTCGGTAATCGGCTATTGCCAACAAGGGTTCATTTCCATAATGACAATGAATGCAATTAGAAAAATTCAGAACTACAAAAGGTTTATCATACAAAAAATTAGCTGATTTAATAGGTGTAGTAGGTGTCTCGCCAGCAACCACAATATTTAGGTGGTGCAAGGGGTCAAGGATGCCTGGCAGAAATTGGATCAAAATCATTAAAGAGAAAACAAAAGGCAAAGTTTTGCCAGCTAGTTTTTATGAATAAAAATCGACAGAAATTAACTGGCACTATAAATAATTATCCATTAGTCGAAGTGCGTTGGTTGGATGCGGTTGGCGATAGTGGTTGGATGCAGCTTGATAAAGCAATGGCATCAAAACCCGCTGCACCAGTTTCGCTAGGTTACAAATTACTTCACACAAAAGAAAAAATAATAATCTTTACTGATTACATTATTGATGACGAAGATGGATCTTTAACAGTTGGGAACGTCACAACAATACCCGCTGCTTGGGTGCAAGAAGTAACGGAGATTATATTTACTAAATGAGAAATTTATTTGAAACCTTTATAGATGTTGGAAGTGGTTTAATTTTATCTACATTTATTCAACTTTATATATTTCCATTCTTTGATTTACATCCAACAGTTTTGGAGAGCTTTCACATCGCAGTTATTTTTACAGCTATATCAATTTGTAGATCTTGGTGTTGGAGAACAATATTTGGGAGACGTAGAAAAATATGAAATATTTAATTTTAGTTTTATTTGCAGCTCTAATTTTATTACCTAAACATACTGCCAATCAAACTGTAACTTCATTCGAGCAATTTTGCGATGTCTATATGCAATGGGTTAATCGTTATCCGTTAGCGTTACATCCTGGGGAGTGCGTATGACAGAATTAACTCCAGAGCATTTTGAATTGATAGATAGAAACAAAGCTAAAAATTTTGAGAAAGAGCAATTAAAAAAAGAGATAGATAGATTGTCTGAAGAAAATAGAAACATCAAAACAATTAATAATGGTTTAAAGCAAGAAATAGAAAAACTTAAAGATCCATTAAATCAATTAAGAAAAGATGGGGATCTATAGTGGCCAGGGGAACTCTCAAAGGTAATTATTTTAATACTGGCGATCCGTATTCGGAGTGGTGCAGAGATAATCAAGTTTACTTAATTGATATTGATGCGTGTGGGATTTGCAAAGTTTGTAAGACACCATTGTATCTGGCCGAGACGTGCTTTGATCGGGGCCAGACTTGGAAAGCGACAACGACAACCGAAGCGTTAGCTAACTTATCTGGTTTACCTTCCTTCCTGGTTTTCTATCAAGCTAATGAAGATCGTAAAGTTATAAGTCTGAGAGTTACGCAGCTAACACCCACAAGAGGTAAAGAAACTTTAATGCTTCCTGAAGGTTGGTTTCAAGTATTAGAATTATTACAAGAGCAACACAACACCAGTTGCGTAAAGAAAGATATTCAATGAGCTTGTTTTATGTAGGCGATGTAGAAGTTTTAAAAGACGTGAGGATAACCAACCAGGATTTTAGGGTCTATACGTGCCTGGTAAGCTATATGAACAAGGAGACGGGTATTTGTTATCCGAGACATGCAACAATCTCGAAGGCTATTGGGATGAGCCGTACGGCGATCTATCGTTGTGTTCTCCACCTTGCCAAACTAGGTTACGTAACTGTTAAGCGTAGATCTTCAACTAATGAATATTATCTACCCCAACAATTAAAGCTGCAAGAAGTAAGGAAAAATAGAATACGTTCCAAATATGAAACGCAAGATGTTTCGAATTCGACTGATATTAATAAGACTATAAGTATAACTAATAGGTATAAGAGATTTAATAATAGCTATCAAAGAGCAAGATACTCCCCCCCCACCGCTAAACATAGTGGAACAACAATAGAGTATAAAGGCGAGGAATATAAATATGTTGCTGAGTATGGAGATAGCATTGAATACAGAAATAAAAAAGGCGATGTAATTGCCAAACATAAATATAAGAAAGACGAACCTATAAAAAAGCATGATGCCACTTTAAAGGTGGCTGTTTGAAGTTACTCTGTACTAAATTAATGGATATCTTAAACACAGCTGGTTTGGCAGAAAGGTTCATGCCTAATGTTAAATTACCAAAAGCAGCGTCTATGTTTGATATCCTAAAATTTACTTACAATAGAGACGATCATGGCTTCTATGAAAATAAAGATAAACTTAAACTTCGAGCTAACAACAAACAGATTGCTTGCTGGGAACTAACCATTATTGAATTGCTACCCCTCGTTGATTTAGAAGAAAGACAGATCTTATGGCAAAGATCAAAGCGTTATTCCTGGGTTGCACTCGGTAAAAGATTTGGTTGTCATCGAGTGACTATAAAAAAGAAATATCTCAACGCATTATTTAATCTTGAAAGTAAGCTGACTAAATCAGTTATAGACAAGATTGATCTAATTTAGTAATTGAAAAGGTACAGTTGGATATTAATTTATCCGTAAATTATGGCTGGTCATCCACTTAAAAAAATACAATGCGAAAGTATCGCGAGAACCTCTGGCGTTCAATGCAGAGCAAAAGGGTATTTAAAAAAGTCGGGTCATTATCGGTGTCGCTTCCATGGTGGAGCATCTACTGGAGCCATAACTTTAGAAGGCAAACTAATTGCTTTCAAAAATTTAGTTCAATTTAAAAATTATACAAGAGAACAGCTATTACAATGGATACAAAACAAACAGACGAAATCATCAAGCGTTTAGAGCTAGGCGAGCCTTTATCAAAAATTACTCGAGACAAGAAGTTACCCGATGCTTCAACTGTTTATAAACATTCAAGAGATAATAAAGAGCTGCACGATAAGATTATGCAAGCTAGACAAACTGGTGTCTGGACATTACTTGATAAAATTGCTGAAGATATGGAGATCCCAAAGACACCACAAGAGACACATTTTTTAAGAGAGAAATATTCACACAT